TTAAACAGGTGTTTCTGGCCAATTCACTGTCTCCGGAAAACCAGATTGTTTGTCAATCAATCGAATTTCCTTTTTATATTCCAGAAGTGCTTTATACTCAGATTCTGAGTTTGTGGTGGGTTCCCCGTTGTCAATCTGATCCCTGTAACGATCGATACGCCATTGAATGGCTTGGCATCGTGCGTATTGCTCAAGCCGGATAGTCATACGCAAATGTTCGTTCTTTTCGTTCGATATCTCGTCGGCAGTTGTACCAGTTATTTCTATCAAGGTTTCTGGTATAACATCGTTATTAAAGTCGATTTCTTTTATTTCGCTATAAGTTCCTACGTCCCATTCCATTGAATCTTCATTCTGGTAGTGCCGGGGAATTGATAAAAACAAATCGTCGTTTTCGTAGTATGCTTTATTTACTAGTCCATTAGTTTTTTCAGAGACGTTACGGAATTCTCTGTAGGTATTCGGAAATGCAAGCCCACAATTATTGATAATAATACTACATTCATTCCGAATGAATATCGCGTCTGATTTATCTGATTTTACCGGCTCATATTTTATATACAGCATTATTTGACTCCTATTGCAAGCCAACAAACTTCGTGTGCCCCTGTATAAATAGAACCATCAGACCATGTAACGGTAAGTGAATCTGAAGTGGTTGGTTCTGCTCGTGCAGTCATCGCACCTCCTTGTCTTCCGGGACTACCAAGTCCAATAAGTATACTTGATACTTTATAAGGCAATGTAACTGATGTAACCCCATAAGCTGTATAACCGGATGTACTGCCATAATAACCGTCTAGCTGTTGAGTATATGGAACTAAAATCGTTCCAAATTCAATTACTAGTCCATTTGAAAAAACAAGCCAATGCCCGGTAGTATTCGATCCTGACTCGATGATTCCCGCACCGATTTTGGCATATTGAGTTTTGCGCATCTCCGATATTATTCCAAGATTATTGGAATAACCAACACGCAATTCGCCATCTGCTGTTTGTATGGCGAATGGTCGGGTAAATTGACTTGTGCTTATCGGAGATGTAGATCCCCATGTTGATGTCGAAGCATTCCAAATTTTTTCGACCAACGAAAGCGATGAAGTATTATAAATAATGTGCAATTCCTTGCTTGAAAGCTGCACGTATGTCGGGAAATTTCCACCTGATTCTATTGGTGATTCATCACCCCATGTCGACGAACTCTTATTCCATGTTCGTTCGACAAGATTATCAGATGTATTTGTATATGCAATTCGTAAATCTCCATTAGCAAGCTGAATATATGCAGCGTTACTACCCCATGTACTTATTATTAGTGGCATGCCCCAAGTTTGTGTTGAGCTATTCCATGTTCGCTCATATAATACTGCATTTTTGTCGTTATAAGAAATTCGTAAATCACCATTAGCTAACTCAATATAGTTAGGTTCATATCCTGCAGATTCTATTGGTGATTCATCACCCCATGTAGAAGAACTCTTATTCCATGTTCGTTCGACAAGATTATCAGATGCATTTGTATATGCAATTCGTAAATCTCCATTGGCACGCTGAATATAGGATGGTTTAACATTGTTTGTATTCATTGTAGCTATTGGTAAAGCGGGACCCCAAGTCGATGTAGAACTATTCCATATTCTTTCTATTAGTATTTTTGATGAATTCCTATATGCAATTCGTAATTCTCCATTAATACCTTGTACATAGGTGGTTCCTGCACCAATATCTGATGATATTGGGATACCACTCCCCCATGGGCACGATATTTTGGCCATAACGTTTCCGTCAAACAAAAGATTCCCAGATGATGCAAGTCTTGAAAGACTTGCTATATATGTCTCCGTTAATCCAATCGGGGAATCTTTCCACGTTATAGATCCATTTCCTATACTAATTAGTTTTCTCAAATGCAAAATATCATTATATAAGTTTATTGACGCATCGTTGATTTCTGTATATCTGGAACGATCATAACTTCGAAGACGTTCAACCGCAGAATCCCAGGCGATTTCCATGCGGCGAGTGGCGCCGTCATCGCAGAGAGCTGACGAAAATTGTGTCGAGGTTGCGAGATTAGCGATTACGCCATCTTTAGCTATGACGCTCCCGATGATAGCCGTTAAAAAAGCCGTTACGGATCCTATTGTACCTAAGTTCGTGGTATTCCATGCTACCATGTCGGAAATTGCCTTTCCTACTGCCTCCGCCCACAGGATGTTCGTCGCTAAAAGTTCGCTCCATGTAGAACCGGTCCAGTAACGGAGAATACCGCCACCGTCAGCTGAGGTACGTTTATCAAAATAGTAATCGTTGACGAGGAATCCAGATGTCGGGGCGGTAGTGAACGCCCCGAGATACAAAGGAGCAACGGAGGCGTCAGCAGAAATCGAAATAATTTGTTCTTTCTTCAGAATCGTGAAACTATCGTCGGAATAGAGGCGGAAGCGCACGAATGCGACATAGTAATTTACGCCTGAAATCGATACCGTCGCGGGGAGCGTATAGGTCTTGCTCGTTTCCTTATCCGACGAGGTGTATTTGTCGATGTACGTGGTCCCGTCAGCCGATACGGATATGACGAAGATACCCGAGAAAAGATTCAGGGTTGAATAGGAGGCACTCGCCTTAATGGTCTCTGGCGTTACGACCCCGGCGCGGTTACGCGTGGCGTACGGAGCAGAAAGCGACAGTGCGACGGTTTCCTCGCGGGCTACGGTCGTTGAGATCTCGCCAATTTCAGCGCTTGTGGCGGCCTGTTGGGGCATCGTGTTGCTGTTCTGCGTTTTGAAGCGCGTTACGTCGACGGCGGCCGCACTGATGGACATCACGGCATAGGAATACACTTCCGTGTCGAAATCGAAAGTTCGGGAGTAGAGCAAGGCATCAAAGCTCAATCCGGATAGACCGAAATCAAGATGCCGATACACGCCAATGTCAATGATTGAATCGAGGCTGATTGTCGAAGAGAAGTTTCCGAGCAGGAGATACCGCGAGAGGACTAACGCGATGAATGTTGCCTGCGTCGCATCGTAGATGAACTCACAGTCAAGAGAATACGGGGATTCATCCGATCCGATGGTTATCGTGACATCAGCCTCGCGGTAGATTGCATCGGCCCGAATCTGAAACGTTTTCAGATAAGCAAACCCCGAACCAGTGTTATGGAAACGAACAGAAGCCCGCAAGAACTCGAATCCCGTGCGATCAATAACCAGAGAGCCAGTCCAGTTTTCAACGACATACTGATTCGTCGTATATAAAAGCTCGGTAGTTTCCGAACTCTTATATTCGATTTCACCATTGTATTTAATTTTACTTTCTGAAGTTCCGGAATCGAAACTTTGATACACCTGCCCTTCGTCTGCTTCGACAACAGGGGTCGATTCAGCCGGGTAATAGGCCCCTGCAGAGATCGTGATGGCCTCGGCGATATTTTTGTCGCTATAGGTCGGCGTATCAAGGAACACTTGCGTATTCTTTGTTGTCCGGAGCGGATTGTAGGTTGATTCAATCCCGGTATATTCGCGCGCTGTCTTTTTACTTTCCACTCCAGCATTAAGGCTTTGATCGTCAATCGTTTCGAGCGATGACGGAATATTCGAGAACTGGAACAGGCAAAAATTCCCGACGGCGTCGAAATAGAACGAATACCCATGCTGAAACAGAAATACGTTCAAAACAGAAAGATACGTGCGACCCTTTTTTACAACGAAAGCGGGTACGGCGGTAGTCGGGAGTGCGCTTCCAATGGAGAGACCGCAGTCGCTGGTGCATTTTGTAATAACTGCGCTGACAGTCGTATTTATCAATCCAATGTCAGCTTTTATTTTCCTGTCAAGCTTGCCTGTATAGTCCTTAACCGTCACATCCAGCGATTCGATCGGATACGGTTTCCCCTGATCTTTCCAGGAAAGGTCGGAAGTAATGAGCCCCGTAAATTTCGTGTTTCCGTTCGAGTCTTTTACGACAGCAGAAAGCTGCTCGTTCGCGACGAACATGCCAAAGAGATCAGCATCGTACTCGAACGATACCGTACATGAGTTTTCCACATGCTGCAGATTCTTGTTACAGACCGCTTCCGTGAGTATGCATGACTTCGGAGAAATATCGAGCGACGTTACTCCATCGGAAACCGTAATTATCGCGTTCATCAGCCCGCCTCCGGGAATACGTCGAGATCACCCGACAGAATGCCTTCCGATATCCCGTTATGAACGGCCTTGACCAGGTCTTTTTCGGTTGTGACCGATCCATGTACGGTAAGGTTCACCGTAAGCTGGGTATACGACGACCGGGACGAGCCGGAGGATCCGACGGAAAGATCACCGGATCGCACCCCGCCCGATATGGTAAGGTCTCCTGACCGGACACCATCGGCGAAAGACTTCGGGACAATGATCTCGCCGGGATGAACGATCGAAGGCATTTCGGAAAGGATATTCGTTGATCCATCAGCAAATGGCCACCAGGAAGAAATCCAGTTACCAACGCCGGTAAAGAAGTCATTCACAGGATTGTTTGTAATAGAATCAAGTACTTTTTGTGCCAATTCTGCAGCATTTTTCGGTTCTGTAGTTGTTGTCGTCGATCCGGAACTGGACGATGAACTGATTATTTCATCAGCTGTATTTGTCGAAGAACCTTTCAGGTAATCAAGAATATGACCAAGTAATGTCTCGACACCCGCAACATCGGTTTGCGCTTCAATGGCGGCAAGGTATTTGTTTCTCTCGGTTTCGAGAGCATCGATCTTGGTATCGGCGGCATCGTTCAGAGAAGACACCTGCGAGTTATAACTGTCTACGGTTATCAAACCCAATTCGTACTGTTTTTTCAGAGAATCAATCTGCGAGTCGAGCAGGTCATTGATCGCATCGATCTTGTCGTCATACGCGTCATTAATTTTATCTTTCGCAGCGGATATCGAGTCGGCGAGGTCCTGTGACGCTTCACCGATAACCTTGAGCTTGTCGAGCTTCGAGATGTTGACGAACGGGATATGGTTCAGCGCGTCGATAACACCATTGACGATATCGATGAACTTGTTGCCGATCGGCATGATAACGCTGTTGTACAGCCATTTGAATACATCAGAAACAGCCTTTAGAACAAAGACAAGCGGCTGAAGGGCGACGTAAATCAAGCTGTTCGTAATTTGTGCGATACCGATAAAGAGCGGCAAAATATCACTAAGGCTTCCCGCTATCTCATCAAGAAGAGTAAATAACGGTTGAATGGAATCGTCGATTAATGAGTCTATCGGCTCGAAGATTTTTTTAACGAAGTACGTGATGAAATTGAGGGCATTCTGGAACGATTCAAGGCTGGCGACAGCAGAGATGACAATATCGATGATCGTCAGAATTGGTGAAGTTCCAGACTTAATTGCAGTGATGAGAGAGCCGACATCGGTATTCGAAATCTCGCTCATCGTTTTGCCGGAAGCATAGGTGCCATAATCGGAGGCCGAACCTTGACCGGATTCTATTTTCTGGCGTGCGAGTTCTTTCTGGTACTCCCATTCGTCCTTGATTGCTTTAATGCGTAATTCATGGGCGGCAAGTACGGCGTTTATCTCGATCTTTTTACGTTCATCCGCTTCCCACGACAGGAGGGCGGCGCGTTCTGCTTTATAAGCGGATTCGTCATCGGGCGTTTGAGCTGATTTGTTGTACTGGTCTGCGAGCTTTGCGAGTTCCGTTCCCAGTTGCGCGGTAAGCTGTTCGCCGGCTGAAAGTGACTTATCGCGCCACGTCGTCGCGATCTCCGCATATTGTTTTTTGAGGGCCTCGGCGCGCTTGGCGTCGTAGTAGTCATTCAGCGCCGCGAGCTCGGCGATATAGTCTGACTGGGTTGCGTAGTTTCCCTTGTAGATGGTTTTCGCTTTTTCATTCAATGAGTCGAGGGATTTTTCCTGCTCGCGATTGATGGCATCGATGCCGGTGAGGTTCTTGTCCTGCCAGTCGGTGCCGAGCGATATGGTGACGTTCGCCTTCTTGTTCGCGTCGGCTATTTCCTGCTGAAGCTTCACGATGATCGCGGAAATTTTGTCTTTCTGTTCCTGCGTCGTCGAGGGATCGGCGAGATAGCCTTTCGCTTTTGAAAGCTGATCCTGAAGTGACTTAAGTTTTCCGTCAACGGTGTCTTTATAAAGATCGTCGATAAAGGCATCTTTACGATTCGAGAATATTTGCATTATGGAATCGATGTCAGATTTCGCGGCATTTGCCTGCTGCAGTAATTCAGTCGCCATTGACATATTCCCTACAGCTCGATACCGACTGGAATCTGCCATAGATTGCGCATAGCTTGATTTGGCCGCAGCCAGGGCGTTTTTCAACTGGGCATCGCTCATGCCATTATAGGCATCCCTGCATTTTTCTATCGCCGCGGCTGTTTCTTCGGCGTATTGCGCCTGTTCTTTCAAGCGAAGAGATGTTGCTGCTGTCGCACTGGCCGCTTTTTGCTGAGAGGTCGCGTACGCTGTAGATGCCGTTACGGCGATCATTGTCGCAGCGATTGCAACGCCAAGAGCGATTTGCGTAACTGACAGCGCACTATTGACTGCCATGATTGCAGAAAATTCCGACCATTTGGCGACTGCATGAGCAATACTTTTAACCGTGGCGATCACTAAAACCGCGACAACACCTGTAATGGCAGCGGCAAGGAGTCCTTTTAGAATCGGACTGTCATTAATAGCGGTTGTAATACCGGTTAGTGCTCCGAGTACAGTCTTCGCCGCTGGAAGAAACATCGTGCCGTAGCTCGCCGCGAGTCCGGTGACGGATTCGTTAAGACCTTCCTGCATCGCGGAAAGATCTTTCGCACCGAGAGCCATGCCGCCATAATAGCGACCACCCTCGGAGGTAAGACGGGCAAGCGCTGCGGAGAAATCCTCGAACGATATTTTCCCTTCGCTCGCCATCTTGATTACGCCCGCTTTCGTGGTATCGTAACCTTTCGCAAGTTCGGCGAGGATCGGAAGCCCCTGATCGAGGTAGACGTTGAGCACTTCCATGTCAACGGCGCCCTTGGCCGCGCCTTTTGAGAATGCGTTTATGAAGCTCGTGAACTTCTGGGCGTTGCCCTGGGAAAGATCGCCGAACATGGTCAGTTTCGCATTGAGATCCGAGAGCGGGACTTCGGCGGACAAGAGGACATTAACGCCCTGCTTGGTCGTTTCGAGATTGAACGGGGTAATGTCGTTGAATGCCTTGATCCGGTCAAAGAGACCGGCCCCGGCCGACATGTCGCCGAGGAGAGTGCCGAACTCGTTTCGGGCTTTCTGGAAGGTGTCGGCGGATTCGAGCGCGAACGAGCCGAACTCGCGCGCTTTGTCGAGTACCTTGAACAGCGCCACCGCCTCGGCGGACGCGGCGATACCATCCTTGAGTTTATTGAAACCCTCGAGATTCGAGTCGTTGACGGTATCAAGCTCTTTCGATTGCTCGCCAAGTTTTTTGTACTCGGCGGCGAGTTTTTTTATGGATTCGGATTCAGGATCGATGCCGTCATCGATCAGTTTCTTTACGGTAGTCTGGAGCGCTGATTGCGTCTTTCGTACATCCGACGATGAAGCGCCGAACACCTGCATCTGCTTCGCGGCCGACGCGGTGAACGTCTCCAGTTTCTTCATCGCGGTCTGGCTTGCCGCAGTCCCGAGATTCATGTCCTTGAAGGTTTGCGCAAGCCGGACGGTTTCCGAATTGAGGGAGGTCACGGACGCCTGGGCTTCTTTCGCCGCGAGTTCTATTCGCAGTTCCAGCGTTGTTTTCTGGTTGCCCATTTATCCGGTACCTCCCTATTTCGCGTTCTTCTTTCGTTCTTCCAACTCTTCGCGCTCGATGCGTGCCTGTTCGGCCTTAATCGTCGTCAGAACCGTAACGACCCATTCAGGCTGCTCCGCCCAGCCGCCCGCGAACGGCAGGACGCCAAGGCTTTCCGTGGTGTAATAAACGTGGAGGGCCTGGTAAAACTCCTCCGTCAGGTATGTCCCCGCGTCGATCGCCTTGATGAAGACAGCTTGACCGGCCTCATCGAGTACGCCCGTGTTCCAGAGCAGACGATCGCGGCGGGATTCCCTGATCCGCACATTTTGCTTACCGGCCTTGAGGACACGGTAAGCAATCCTCAGTTTTTTTGGTCGACTCCGTCGGACTTCAGTTCCTTGTTGAGAACTTCGAGAAGTTCCTTGATAAGGGGCTCGTACTCGATCGGAGCCTTCAGGAGATCCGCGCCGCCCTTGATATAGGTGATGTCGTCCGAGCCCTCTTCCTGGTATCCCAGGTGCGAGATGCTGGAGATCATCTTCCGGATCATGATCTCGTCGTTCTGCTTGATTTCGACCTTCATGCCGGTACTCTTCCCGGCTGAGTCAAATTCACCGATCGCAACGGGCGTCGATACGATCTGGCTTTTCAGATCGATAGTCGCGGCCTTGTAGCGAACGACGCACTGATTCTCGGGGGCTTCGTCGCGGTTGCCGTCGAACTTCGGAATGTAGGTCTTTTCCTTCGAGATGGTCTTGATTGCCATTGTTGTTTTCCTTCTTGCGTCAGATGATATCGATCGAGTAGAAAACCGGATCGATTCCCGTGAGGCTCATGTTCGCGTCGTAGGACTGGGCGCTTCCGGATTGACCGCCGAGGGTCATGTCGTGGAGGTAGATTTGCCCGAACACGAAATCTTCGGTCTCTCCCGAAACATCCGACTTGCGGACATAGCCGAGGAAGTACAGGGAGCTATCGTCGACCTCGGTGATGGTGATCGTCCCGTTGGCGGCCTTCTTGAACATCTTCATGGTCTTCGAGATGAGACCGCCGTTCGCGTCAGTGATGCCGACGGTAAAGATCGACGAGAGGGTTCCAGTGGCGTCGTACTTACCGAGGCGATACTTCTTGAACCGGTGCGCGAGGCGGGTCGTTTCGATCTTGCTTCGGGATATCGAGAGCTTCCATCCCGTCGCGTCGGCGACCTGCGTCAAGGTCAGTTTTTTGACCTTGTCACCGACCGTAAGGACCTCTGATCCGGCTGCGGGGAAAAGTTCCCCGACCTTCAGGAGCGACGGGAAGAAAGAGTTCGCCCCCTTGGCGGTCACGATGTACATGCCCGCCCCGGATTTGTCGCCCAGCGTTCCACCGCCCAGGGCATCAAGGGTTTTCGTGCCGTCGCCGACCAGCTCGGTCGAGGCAAGGGCTCCGGTAAAAATCTGGCTGTCGTCTCCAATCAGCTCAAGCGCTTTTTCGTCGCTCATTTGTTATCCTCCTGGCTTTCATTCGTTTCGGCCGCACGGCCTTTTTTCGTGGTTTTGTCCTCGGGGTGCGTTCCCTTTCGGAACGTACGTCCCTGGCCATCGGTTTCGTATTCGGTCTTTTCGACCAGCGTTTCTGCCATCGTTCCCTCCTATGCCGGAATCGTTATCGTTATGACTCTCTCGTCGAGCGCTTCCTGTTCCTCGATCGAATCAGGGGAGTCGATAAAGGAATCCTCCTGCGAGACGGTCTGCATGATGCGGGTATCGGCCAGTTTATCTCCGGTCAAGTTCTCAAGGTGCCGAAGCTTCTCGAAATAGGTATCGAGCGCCTCGATCGCGTTCACTGCCTGGGAAAGGCCGGTCACCGATTCGATAGTCCCGCAAACCGCAAGCCTGATTTTCAGGATTCGCGTCGTCCTCGCTTGTGTTTGCGCGGAAAGGTAGGTCTTCTTGAGCCCGACCTTGATGACGAGTCCTTTTTCGTTGACGCTTGACGGCGTCAGCACGACTTTCGTCTTGTCCTCGCCGAGCGAAACGTTTCGCTCAAGCTGGGCGATAAAATCGTTCAGGGCATCCATCGTTTTCATCAGAGCAACTCCAGTTCCGCGAATATCTTCCGGATATCGTTATCGTCCAGGTAGAAGAACCGGCGCGCCGGAATGATTACTTCCTTCTTGAGCCAGTAGATCCACGTCACCTTGTATTCGCCGTTTACTTTCCGTTTCGCGCGATACCCGACCGCGCGGCCGGCGCGAAATACCGAATAGCCGTCACCCTTGAGCCCTGCGAGAACTTCCTTCGGGCTGTAGCCATACCGGCGCATAAGCTGCCGGGTAAAGGCCGAGGCCGGAATGAAGAGCCAGGACTTCTTGGCCCGGATCGTCTTTCCGTCGTTCTGAACCGCGGCCACCAGATTGTCCGAACCGACCAGGACATCGCTTTCGCCATCCAAACGATAACTGAACGATTCCCGTAAATGGCTCGTGTCCTGGAGCGGTTTCGCGGTGCCTCCCCGGTATTCCTTCGTAGCCCCGGAAAGCGGGGCAAAGCCTTCGCCTTTCACGAGCCGGGTACGGATGGCGTCAACGGCCATTTGCCCGACAAGGTGCCGAGCGCGTGGGCTTTTCAGTTTCCGCTCAAGCTCTTCGATGGCTTCCATCAGAATCCGGCCGGGCGCCGGCGGGGCGGTACGGCGACCGAAGCTACCGGAGGATTTCCCGGGGCCTTGTTGTCGGTATCCGGGTAATCGCCGAAGGCCGCAAGGATGATGTCCTTCGCTTTCAGGCGGTATTCCCGTCCCGCTTCTTCGTGGCCGAGCGCGATGTGTAGCTCGTATACCACGTTGAGGAGAACGATCTCGCGCACGACCTGGTTGTCGATGTTAAACGCGACGCCCAGGCGGCGCAGAATCGTTCCGACATAGATCTGGGCGCGGGCGATGGCGGCGACGGTCGTATCCGCGCTGCCATCGCTCAGGGCCTTGTAGAGATTCGCGGACAGCCGATCGGAAACTTCATCCGGTGTGATCGCGGTTCCCAGCGGGGAGATTTCAATTTCCGGGCGTTTCCCGTGGACGGCAATACCGTCAAGTCCCGATTCGGCTATATCGTTCATTCCATTTCGTCCTGCTTGTTACTCCGGCAAGAACCGCTGACGGCGCATTTTGCTGATCGCGGGGGCCGGGAGAGGTTTCGACTCGGAGACGAACTTGTATCCGGACGGGTCGTCGGACTTGATCGGCTTCGCGTAGAACGGAAGCGGCGCGAGGTTCGCGTCGAGATCGTCGAGCGCGGCATAGAAGAGCTTGCCCGCGTTCGTGATGTCGACCGTCTGGATGTATCCCGCCGGGATAACCGGAACGGCCGCCGTGGTACCGGGCAGAATGTACGTCATGCCCATGGTCATGATCTTGTACTTTCCGAAGAGCGTAAGGCCGGTGTCGGTCCAGATGACCGGGGCAATAGTCCCCGCCGCGACCACGATCGCCACGATTTTCGTGTAAACGTCGTCCGCGCAGAGAAAGCGGATATCACCCGACGCCCCGGTAGCAAGCTGGGCCTGATAAAGCTTTTCCAGCTTGATCTGAAGCTTCGCGAGATCATCGGCAGCGATGGTCACCGCATCCAGAGTTTTGATGGTGCCGAAATTGACCGTGTACTTCTCGGACATTGATCCGGCCGTCGCCATCGGGTACTCGATCTTCCCGGAAAGCGACTGACGGACAAGGATCTCGGTCACGGCGCTCGTCTTGTCCCGGAGATACTCAAGCGTCTCGTTCACGTACGCCTGGATTCCGTTCGTGGTTCCGAGCGCCATGAGGTCATTCAGTTCCTTGGCCTTGGCGAACCGGTTGAGAGAAATCGGCTGTACTTCGATGAGCTTGATTGCCGTCGATTTACCGTCGACGGAATAAGATTCGGAACCGCGCCGGACGACCGGTGCCGATCCGACTACGTCCTCGACATCCCCCTCGGGGATAAAGGGACTCGTCTTCTGCTGACGCTTGGCGACCGGAAAAAGAAGATCGGTAAGCGGCGTCTGCGGTTTCGCCATGGCGGTGACCGCTTCAGCGATCGCGTCCTGGGTAAAGAACGGGCGAAGCCCGGAAATAGAAATCTGCATTGTTTTTCTCCTCCTGTTTTACAGGGCGTAAATGCCGTTCTTGCGGAGCAACTCCACATAGGCATCGGTAATCGCGGTGGTTCCGTCCGAATAGACGAGCTTTTCGCGCCGAACCTCGCCGTGTACGACTACCGGTTCGACGGCCGCCGAGGTGGGCATCGCGGGGACTTCGAGAAGCACCGTGACGGGATCTTCGGTGCCGGTTCCCGCGCACGGGACATACTCGCCGGTATCGACCTTGAGAGGCATTCCCGGTTTGAGGCCGGTAAGGCCATCTTTGAGCGGGATCGCGGTTACGATATGATGGCCGCCCCGGAGGATTGAATCCTCGGTAACAGCAATAGAACCAATGACTGCATCCATGTTCTTCTCCTTATACGTGGCCCATCATGGCGCGCGCGGCGCCGGGCTTTGCGGGGGACGCGGCGGGGTCACCGTCGCTCAGGTTGAGCTCGCCGGGCTCGACGAGCTTGGGGAGCGCGGCGAATATTTCGGCGAGGGCTTCCGCCGGCCGAACGGTACGTTTCGCGTCGCCGTCGGAAAGCTCGATCGTCTTGGCGTTGTCGAAGGAATCAGCAAGCGCGATTACGCGATCCTGCAATGCCTTCGGAACGCGGCCGTCCATTGAAGTACGAAGCTTTTCCCGCTCGGTGTCTTTCTGGCGCTTTTCCGAATCGGAAAGAAGCACGTCCTTTTTCTCGATGTCGGACTTGAGCTTCTTGTTTTCTGCCTCGAGATCGGCAGCTTCTTGTTCCGTCACTTTGGGTTCCTCCTTGGGATTTGGAGATGAAGTTTTGCCGCCTGCGGGGGGAAGGGAGCTCATTCCTGAGCTCGCCGCAGGCGGCGTTCCTTCATTTCCCTTTATGCTTTTGTCATTAAAGGGCTCGGAAAGAACGAGGGCGCGCGAGGTCGGGGTCGGAAGGCATTTGACGTCGGCAACGTCAGACGCGGCGATCCCGAGCGGCTCCTTGATGGAGTCGATAAGGTCTTTGACCGCGGGCGCTTCCTGGCCGAGATACGCGAGGTGATGGAGATACATCTTGCCGTCGGACGCGCGCTGCTTCGCTCCAATCGACACGTCGGGATAATATCCCTGGTCGACGGCAGCGCTGAGCGTGTCGTCCTCATCGATGTCGGCGGTGAGCGATTTTGCGACGGGATCATACTTGACCGCCACGACGTTCGCGAGACGCGGATTCGCCGCGTCGCCCCAATGGCCGAACTGCACCGGAGCCTTCTTGATTTCCAGGAAGGTTTCGGCGATCTCCTTGAGGTCTTTTTCCGTGACGATGGTGGGGTTGTCGATAGATCCGAAGATTCCGACTTTCGCAATTTCCCTCGTTCGTGTTTTCATGATGTCAGCTTACGCCGATTCGAACGGGGCTACTCTAAACGGGATAAATCAAGCGGACGTGAAAAATGAAAAAGCCCCGGAGGTTTTCCGGGGCTTTGAAGCGTTATGCTTTTCTTTCAGGATCGATACTGTCGACATCGATCGCACTGGATACTTTTTTGTTTAATTCATGAACCATTATGCGGAAGAAAACGGGCTCGCGACTTTGGGCATTTTCAATAACTTGCATGTTTTTTTTCGTCAGCCAGTCATTTTGCAATGATATATCGTTATACACAGTTCCGCTTTCTATATGTTGCGCCTTCATCAAAGTTACGTCGCCTTCATAATTCAAATCCAGAACCCTAAACATACCCTCGACTGTGTATTGACGATCGACCTTTTCCTTTATAACTTCCGGAGCGAGACTTGCGGGTATCAGCGCAATGTCAGCTTTTTTTACGACCTTATTATCGATCTTTATTTTGTCCGCTGTAACATCAACCATCTTTTCAGAAACACTTCGAACCGCATCAATGGCATTATTCGATATGGATTCGACGCTTCGTAAAAACTGAAGGTTCTGTTCAGCAGAGACTTTTTCGCTTTCGATTTTTAGCCGGGCTTCCTCAATGGCAACTTTACTTTCGATCTCCTTACGCTTCGTCTGGAATATTTCCCGGATTACCGGTGATGCCACGCCTTTTATCACGAAGGCCGATGCGGCGATCGCCGCAACGCCAAGTATCGTATTCTGGATCTGAGAACCGTCCATACCCTTCATTCCCTCGGCCGCAGCCGCCTTAACAAATTCGACCAAGGCTTCCGTGCACCCTGGTTGAATCGTGACCTTTATCTCGAATAAATGCTGTTCTTCAGTAGTTAACTGTTTCTTTGAACTTTGTCCATACTTCTGAAGCTTATAGGCCCGATATATTTTCGTCTGATATTCGTTCAGTACCTCGATTGCTTTTCCTGTCAGGGATGAATCGAAGTCGGCCCCTTCAAGTTTTAGTGAAACGGAAATCGAAGTAAGGTCGACTATGTTCGCTTTCTGGTAATCAATATTGTCGATGTTCTTATAGAACGCGATAAAGTCTTTTTCAGTCTTTAGGCGGATTTCTTTGATTTCAGGTTGTTGTTCCGGAGAAGAATCCTTGAAAGCCTGTAGTTTTATTCTCTTGGATTCCACAGGTCGCTTTACAACAGCGCTTTTTTCCTTCCCTGTTTTTGCGGCAGGGCTTTTCCCTTTAGGTTTTTTTGCAGCTTTTTTTGCCATATTCCATCCCCTGAATTGGTATTATTTGATGTGACCAGTTTATCACGAAAAACAGGGGGGCGGGGGATTTTACGTCAAACTACCTCATTTTTTGCCTCTAATGGTTTTCTAACGGGGTTTCGCGGCTGGCAGGGGTATTTTGACCTCTTTCCGGGGTGGACGAAGGCGCTTTTATTCTGCTTTCTGAAAAGAGCATAAAAAAAAGCCCCGGAAGGAACCGGGGCAAAAAGATCATTACTGGACTCTTATTGTATTTTCCATACTGTCGGCAGCATTTTTTTCGTAATAGCTAAGTACTGAATATTCGTTACCGGGAACGTATGAGTAAAACGCAAGTATATGCCTTTGTTTTTCGAGCTCATCACCATACAACGCTGTTATCGGATAACTTGAGCGCATTACGGATTCCTTATTTTCGAATACTACAAGTGTGTATGATGAATACGTTCCATTTTCATACACTTTTTTCTTTTTTGAACACAGTTTTTGTAATGACTCAATATCCATAGTTCCATTACAAACGTAGATTTCTGCCAAGTTTTGATGTTTTCCATCCTGTTCATACCATGAATCAACTTTTGAATACGGCCCATAAGTATTGAGTGAGGTAACGCTTCGCTCTCCAAGCCATCCCGAAACAAGCATTATTGCGATAAACACTGGTATTGCAACAAGAATAATAATCTTTGTCGTTCTTTGCATATTTGATCGTTCTCCCTTATTTACTGACTATAAACGTGAATTTCTTGCTCAACAAGATTTTTTTATCGGTAGACCATCCGGTTTTCGCGTACCCAGGCGAGAATCCGGCCGAAAACGTGAAAGGCGGTGATCTGGTCGGGGTTGTCGGTATCGATGACCTTGAGCAGCTCGGCCTTCTCCAGCTCCGGCGAATGCACGGAATAAATCTGGATGCGGTGACTGATCGGATCGAACTTGAGCCATTTACAATAGACGGCCCCGTCCAATGCGAACACGTAGAGGTCGTCCGTCGGATCAACGCCTTCCCGACCGTCAAACAGAACGATGTCGCCGTCGAAGATACCAGCACCGATCATCGAGCTACCGCGTACCCGAAAGGCGTATACCTTTGCGCCCTGGAGAGACGGAACGAGGGCAAGCGGCTCTATGTAGTCCTCGATCATGTCAGCATCGCCCCAATCCTGCCCCGGCCCGCATGAGGCCGTTTGCTTGAGCAGAGGTATTTTCGTTGAACAAACAGCAGGAGGGCCATTAATGACCCGCTCACCATCACCTGTTAACAGCCAGTTAGAGTTTATTTTTAATTCATTTATCATAGTAATAATCACGTTTTTAGACGGTTCTTTATCTCCTCTTTCGATATCACTTACTAAACTGGGGTTAACATTAATAAGTTTCGCAAATTGTGATTGGTTCAAACCGGTTGAATCACGTATTTCTTTGAAACGAATTCCTATTGTTGACATAAAAACCCTTAAAAATACACAAAATTAGATTATTTTGTCGTAAACATCTAATATTTAGTTGACGACAATCACATTGCGTGATAATACTAATTCATGGGGAACAAGTTCCCCGGAAAATAACGGCAGAAAGAAGAAACGGGGAACATGTTCCCTGCTCTTTTCCAGCCCTGCAAGCTGCCTTCGCTAGATTATCGGCAGTTTCGGTTGACAACCGATACCATTATCGCTTTTTTCCGGCCAAAACCGGAAGGGGGCACGGTTCTTTGATAGTGAAGTTTCTTACTTCTGAACGCCCGGTATCACCGGCCGCACGGCGTTCAATATCCAATTCGGTGAAGCACGGCTGCGAAAGTCGCGAACCAGAAGGTTCACGGGAGTGCAATGCTCCGGCAGCCGTATCGCCCCGGACGGGGCAAAGGGGAATCTTATGAAGCCGCGAATCACGAAAGAAAATAACGCAAAGATTCGGCGTATTCTTGACGAATTAGCGCAGGGTGTTTCAATTTCGGATATAAGACGCTCTGACGTAGAAACAGGAACGCCTCGAGAAGGTCGATATCCTTCTCGCAGATCTTTAAGTTCTCGACCTCCTGAAGCATACCTTGAACCTGTTGCAACAATAACAGCGAATCAAACATCAGCCGAACCCGACGAGTCTCTGGACCGAATTTCTTTAATGATGCCCGCTTTTTCGGAGTATAGGAAAGAAAGTCTAAAATATCTTGGGGCGAAGCGCGAGATAAAATCGTTTGCAAGCTCGCTCCTGCGATTTCCTTCCGCAATTCTTCAATTACTTCTTCTGTCAGTTCGTTTGCCAATTCTTCGATTGAATTGCTACACCATCTGGAAAAGGAACTGTAATCCATAGGGCTTCTTGCCTCCTTCGTGGCGTTCTGGTTTGTGACACGGTCAGTATACCACGAGGGAAGGCTTTCTTTATCGGCCCCGGATGGGGCAAAGGGTAAGGCAATGAAACTATTCGGATTCACCGTCACGAAAGATTACGCTTTCGCAATGCGTCGACGTCGAGAATGTCTGGACGATCCTGAAACATTCAAAGAATTTCATAGGCTATTTATCGAACAAGGATGTCCAAGTGTACTTAACAGAAAATACTGGTGGAAGGTTGAAGGTGGCTATCTCCGGTATACGAAATACTGTTCAACCTTCCCGTGGGCAGTTAGAACTATTCTTCATCCATTACTGAATCGAGTTCCAAATCTGTTAAAACCTTTTTCCCAAAAAAATACTCCTGACAGTACGGGCAGTGAATAATCAGGTTCTGGTTCGGCGGCCATTTGATTGACTGCCCGCATGCGGGACATTCCGTCAACTCGACTGTTTGAGCCAGTCGATCCTTTGGTGACAGCTTCTCACCTTCATAAATCTTCATTTGTTTTTTTGCCTCCTTCGTGGCGTTCTGGGGTTGTGGTGATTCCAGTATACCACGAAGGGGCTTCGGGCATAAAAAAAGCGGCTCCGTAGGGAACCGCTATCTCGATTGGCGCGCGACGGCCTGCAAGCTGCTGCGCCGATCAAAGGACGAACAACAGTATGAACAGAAACGGAAGAAAAAACAAGAGGGCACAACGGCAATGCCAGAAGTGCCGACGGCTACGGGCAAGGCTGCGTATGCAGGATCGGGCGATCAGCCGGTTATGCGGCGATTTCGCCATGCAAAAGCGAAGAGAACTTGCCCAGGACAAGATCATCGAATATCAGCGGAAGGCGATCGATCTGCTGGTCGACTCCCGCGACATCGCGTATTCAACAATCGGTTTATTGAAGGACCGCATAAAGGAACTTGAACAGAGGAGGACATAATGAAAAAGGCACCCGGAAGACCTTACCCGAAAGACATCGAACGAAAGATGCTTGTCATGCAGCGGCTCTATGCAAATGAGATGACGCAAGATGAACTTGCAGATGCTGTAGGGATTCAGAAAAGTCACCTGTCGGAAATCATCTGGGGTACGCGCCGATCCCCCGCTACCGAAACCCGCATCGCCGCATTCTTCGGCCTTCGCCGGGAAGACCTCTTCCCGATCAGGACGCGCGGCGACCTCGAAACCATGAGGGAGAGAGGACAAGCGGCATGACGACGATAAGCACAAAACGGATAAGCGACGCCATCGGCCTTGCGCGGAAAACCGTTATTGAGCGAGCGCGTCGGGAAGGCTGGGCATATATAGAAAAGTCGGGCGGTTTGCAGTTCGTGGAAACGCGGCTCCCGCTGGATATTCGCATGGCGTTATCGTCAACGAAAAAGACAGTGCCGATGGTCGAGCGGGAAGATGCCGAGGAAAGCATCGCGGGACACGGATTCAAGGCGGCGAGCGACCGCTCGCGCGAGATCGCGACATGGCGCGCGGCGCTGCTCGCGGAATACGACCGGGCGAAACAGACCGGGGTGAATCTCGAGACGTTCGTCGGGGCGTACAATTCCGGTGCCGTAGCGCGGCCTATCCGGGAGAAACTCGGCACGGTATCGGTTCCGACCCTGTACCGGTGGCTCAAAGCACGAAGCGAAATGCGCGGAGCGGCTGGCCTCGTCCCGCTCTACGGTGCAACGCGGGGCGGCGCGGGCGAAAGCCTTACGGACACGGAACGGTCATACCTCGAGTATTTCTGGCTCCGGCCCGAGCAACCTTCGGCCCGGCACGCGTGGCGGCTCATGCGGTTCAATATTCCCGACTCCTCCTGTTCCTACCAGACGGCATACCGATACCTCAATTCCCTACCGAAACCGCTAATCGACTTCAAGCGACTCGGCGCGACGCGAGCCGGGAACTACCATCACCCGCACGTTGACCAGAACGTCTTGCGCTATCGAAGCATGGACAAAGTCGTATCCGACCATCACTGCCTCGACTGCGTCATCCGGTACAAGGGCAAACTGATCCGCCCATGGATCACGACGTTTCAGGACTACCGGTCCGGAAAGATCATCGGATGGTGCCCGAGCGTAAACCCGTCGAGCATGTCGATCATCGTCGCTTTCTACATGATGGCGCTCCGGTACGGCATCCCGAAGGAATGCGTATTCGACAACGGGCAAGATTACCGTTCGAAGATCCTCAACGGGTCATTCGAGAAGATCACCGTCTACACCCCGGAAGGACTTTCGGAAGAGGTAATGGTACATCTTGAGGGCGTCTTCTCGATGGTCGGTACCCGGATCACCTTCACCGAAACGTACAACGGTAAATCGAAAGGCCGGCAGGAACGGTTCTTCCGAACGCTCGCGGAATACTTCTCGAAGGACACGGGAGCGTATACCGGCAGCGATACCCGGACGCGCCCCGACGAGGTTCAAACCTTTTACCGGTCGATCAACGGAGTCGCACAACGGGAAGACTTCAACGATTGGGACTGGTTCGTGAAAGCCCTCGGGTCGACGATCCAGCTCGTCAATGACCGTTTTGAGTCGGACGGCAAGGGTATGAACGGGAAAACGCCCTCGCAGGTATTCGCCGAGAACTACCCCGACGACGTGCCCGCGGCGGACAAGGAAGTGCTAACGCTTGCCCTGTCGCGCGGGACGGTCAGGCGGGTGCGCGGCAACTGCGTGAAGATCGGCGACCGGTCCTATTTCGCCCAGGCGCTCTTCACCTATTCCGGCCGGGACGTGATCGTGCGGCAATCGTTGACGAACGACGAGGAAGTCCTCGTCACGGACGCGCACGGGGCGGTTATCTGCACGGCGATCGCCGACTACACCAAGGAAACCGCGAATCTTGGCGAATCCATCGGACGAGTCCGCGAGGCGAAAAAGAAGAACCTCATGATGCTCGCGCAAATGGGGTCGGGCGAGGTCAAGGCGGCTCCCGAGTTCCGCACGATGATCGATGTCGCGGGTCGCATCTACGAACAGAACGACCTGCCCGATATCGACGAACAACTGGCGCTTCCGAAGGCGGCAGGCGCGGAGGACGTATCGATACCATCCCCTGACCCGCCCCGGAAGCAGAAACGCGTAATGATTAGCCCGCTCGAAGCGCGGGCGGAAGATTATCTACCGGATTTATAAGGGGGATTTATGAATCAGACAGTGGTAACGAGACTTGAGGCGACGCTCGAAAAGTACGAGATCAGCCAGAATCGCGCGGCAAAGGATATCGGGTACTCAAGCCCGGTTATATCGGATTACCGGGGCGGGAAGTACAAGGGCGATGTCGACAAACTCGAGGAGGCGATCATCAAGTGGATCGCCCGGCTCGAACAGGCACACGCCCGCAAGAAAGTCGAGATCGTCGAGACGGACGCGCTGACCAAGATCACCAACGCGATCGCGCTTGCCCATTCGGAAAAGGACATCGCGCTCATCGTCGATGATGCCGGCGCGGGGAAGTCTACCGCCGCGAAGTGGTACGCCGACCGCAATCCGCGCACGACGATACTCGTCAATGTCGTTTCGGGAATGAACAAGAAAGCGCTCGTTCAGGAGATCGCGAAATACCTCGGCGTCGACATCTACCGCGTACCGAATCAAACGCTGATCCAGAACGTAGCCGCCGCGCTCGCGGAACGCGACATGGTAGTAATCCTCGACGAGGCGGATAATCTCAAGGCTGACGCCCTCGAGTTCTCCCGGCGCCTGGTATATGACCTCGGCGGCTCCGGGCTGGTCCTTATCGGCCTTCCGCGACTGACCGGGCTCATTCAGAACCTCAAGAACGACCACCGGCAACTCGAATCGCGCATCGGCGTATACCTCCCTCTTTGCGGCCTCACGAAACGGGACGCGACGATGATCGCCCAGAAGGTATGGCCCGCGGTCGACAAGGAGGTGATCGACGCCATCTACGCGATAAGCCGGACGGACGTGAGGCAGTTCACCAAGATCATCGAGCGGGCACAAAACACCATGGCGGTCAACAAGATCGCGGAATGCGACCTTGAGGTCGTCGAGATGGCCGCCCAGATGGTAATCCGCAGGAACTGGAGGTAAGGCCGTGAAAAACAACAAGATTGCGCCCAACGAGCCGGAAACCGGACTCGCGGCGACCGCCCCGGCGGACATCTCCGCCGGGGCGGTACGGGAGGTAAACGCCCTTCACAAGAAGTTCATTGCCTCGATGAAGAAGTCCGCGATGATCGCGTTCGACATCGGGCAACGGCTCTACACGATCAGGCGGAATTCCGACGCGAGCCTCCCCTGGATGCAGTTCGTCAAGGAAAACTTCGATTTCAGCTACAACACGGCGAACAACTACATCAGGACATTCGAGTTCTTCAAGGAAGACCCGTCATTGCTCGAAGACAAGGCGAAGACCGAAGCGTATGCGCTCGCCGGGCTTGCCGGCGTGAAAGCAGAAAAGGGCGACGAAGAAAAGCCGGGCCGCGTCAAGTTCGCGGGCGATGAACAGACGGAGTTCGACTACGACATTGAAGCCCTGTTCGCAGAACCCTGCCTCTCGAAGGCTCGGTTGAAAAACTACCGTGTCGAGTCGTTCCATGAAACGAACCGGCTCTGGCTTATCAGCAAGAGCGGCGGTCATATTCCGGTCGTTCAACTGTATACGACGCCACCGCAAGGCCTGCCCGATATCGAGCAGAAGGAACTCCTGAAAAACGTGCAGATCGCGATCGAGAAATACTACGAACGCATCGAGCAGTACGAGGAGAAGGGAATCATTGCCGGGACGAAAGGCGATGACTGAATAACGGCACTTGGGGAGGTGTCTAATGCCTAACACGATGATGATTAACGATTCAGGCTACGAAATGCTGAACAAGCTTCTGGACGAGATACAGGACACGGCATCCGCCGCGATCCTGAACAAGAGCCCTCGGGACTGCTGCCTGAAAATAGGAACGCTGGTCTTTGAAGCAAAGCAAGTCCTGAAAAACGAAACGAGCATCGCTCCGTCCGGAACCGGCCCGGAAGCTGCATAAAAAAGGAGAAAGTATGAACAACGAAATTCCCGACGGGTACATGAAAAACAGTAAGGGCGGACTTGATCCCGTATCGATGGTCAAGGATGTTGATAAAGCCCGCGATGATCTGGTTAAAGATGTCGTCAGAAAGACTCTTTCCATGTCAGAGAAGCTCCGAGAACTCAAAGAAGAAATGTTCGGAGACATCCGAGCGTTTGTAGAACTGAGTGCCGAACAATACGGTGTAAAGTTTGGCGGCGAAAAAGGCAACATGCAATTTCTGTCATATGACGGAGAGTTCAAGGTTCTCGTAGCGGTTAACGAATTAATCTCATTCGATGAACGCCTTCAGGTTGCAAAAGAGCTTATCGACGCATGCATAACCGATTGGTCAAAAGACTCACGAAGTGAGATTCAGGCATTAGTCAATGATGCCTTCTATGTCGGTAAAGCAGGAAAGATCAACACAAATCGTATTCTTGGATTACGTCGCCTTTCCATTGATGATTTACGATGGAAAAAAGCAATGGAAGCAATCGGGGATTCAATTCAAGTCTCCGAGAGCAAGGAATATATTCGCGTTTATCATCGGAATAATCGTGGAGAATATGATCTGATTAATCTTGATGTCGCGAGGCTTTGATCTCCACTTCGGGGCAGATCTGGACGTCCTGCCCCGGACGACATTACCAGGAGCGGCACTATGGGAAAAGAAGATTGGATCAGAATAATCCATGTGGCGAAGAAAAAAACGGGCATCGACGAGGCGGCATACCGGGGGATTCTCTCCGGCGTCGGGTGCGAAAGCTCGAAAGAAATTCGCGACGTAGAACAGTTCAAGGAAGTCATGCTCGCGTTCTCGCGACTCGGCTTCCGATACGATCCGCGAGCAAGCGCCGCTTCAGGTAACAAGCGAAAGACCACGGTTGGCGGCGCTCCGGGGTATATCACGAAGCGTCAGGAATACTACATCCGGGGCCTCTGGCAACTGGCAAGCCGCGTGAAAGACGAGATTAGCCTCAAGGCGATAATCAAGCGGATAGGAAAGGTAGACGATATATCATTTCTGCCACGATCAAGCGCCTCAAGCGTAATTCTCGCGTTACGGGATATTTGCTGGAAAGCCGGACTCAACCCGGATCACAGGGGTTAACCTTGGAAAAGATCCTTTCTGAAATAGAACTTACAAAACAACAACTCTTCATTCTTGAGCGAAGGTGCGATAAGCAGCGTCTCGCGCTCGACTCTATCGGAATCGTGCTGTTCAAACTTCTTGATGACATTCGGATCGTCGAGTCGGAAAATGGACAGCTCGATTTGAATATAGCATAAAAAAAAGAGCGCCATCTCTCGAACAGATGGCGCCCTTCCTGACTGCGGTACTACCGCGCATAAAACTCATGAACACCTTAACGCGATGCGAAGGCGCTGTCAACAGTCAGGAGGGGACCTATGTTCTGGACGGTGAGGATTTCGGCGGAATACCTAAGTATGGAAACGTGGCAGGTGTACTACCTGATCGTAATGGGAAGCGTCGAGGCGGTAAAGGTCTCAGGAGCCTGGCGAGTATTGCCCGAGGGAGTCATCGAATATGATAAGCAACACCCTGACAGAAAAAATAGAATCCCTGGACGCGATTCTATCCGTGGAGGAAGTTGCGAATTTCTTCTCGCTGCAGCCGCTTACGATTTACCGAATGATCTACCGAAAAGAACTGGACGCCTACAAGGACGACGACGAGGAATGGTGCATTACCCGCGCCGACGTCCGAAAGTATTGCAGCAAGAACTCAAACCTTTAAGCCAGCTTGAGTTCGCATTTTAGGAGCAAGCCTGTGAGAACCTGGACAATACCGAAAAACTGTAAAGAGTGCGCGCAAAAGAATTGCAAGAATCCGTGTTCCGTTTTCTACAAAGAAGCGCAACGGAAAAAACAAGAAAGGGAGAGTAAAAGCAAATGAGCAAGATAACGATCGGCCGGGGCCCGTGGCTTCAAAGCGTAGTATACGGTTTCCTTGTCTCTCTCGTACTTCTGGTTATTACGCCTTTTTTTCTGGTGTTTTTCACGCTCGCTATCATCATCGCCCCTCTTCTGGGACTCGCGGGATTCATCCGGCTCGAGCGCGAAAAACGATACCTCATCAAGATGTCCGACGATGGATACTACGGAGGAGTCGAGGAAATCTCGCGAATGCCATTGATAGTCCGCAAATCAAGGGCGGTAATCTTCTCGCAAATGACGGCGGAGAAAAAGGCGAAGGAGATCGGCGGGGTGCTTGAGGAAGTGCGATAGGCGGAACGAGATAAGCAGAGTTGGATGCTTGCCACATAATCGGCAAGCGATTATATGGACGGCGCACCTCGCCGCCCGGAGGATTTACCGTGGATATAGACGATATGGTTTGCCCGAAATGCGGCGGTGAATTGTCGATCAATTCAAGCCGTGAAATGCAAGTAACTCAAATCTCATGCGATGATTGCGAATTTGTCGAGGACTATAATTGCCCAGAAGACACCGCCGCAAAGAAGTTTTACAAAAAGCACCGGGCGGCTATCCAACAACAGCTTCAACCTGACTCCGACTAACGTCGTCGCAGGTTAAGCAAATGTTATGCGGACGTTTTAGCGGCATACCGCGCAAGCGCACTATGCCGACACACGCCAAGCCGGATTTATCGGAAAGGATATAAATATGGATGAACAGGTTTTAATGATTAAGGTTTCGAGCGTCGATTATGATGACAAGTTATCCGTGCGATGCACAGCATCACCGAATCTTGCACTCGGGATGATCGCTCGGGCGCGGCACGAACTTGACGGAATGGAAAAACAGATTTACGCCGAGTTGAACAAAAAGAAAGGCGGCGCATAACACGCGGGAGGAACGAATGGCATATTGTATTGATTGTAAGAAAGAACTTTCTCAGAAAGAGATCGATGAATGCGGCAATGCAAATACTTATGGTCTTTACTGCACAGTTCATTTGGCAGCGCTTCTTCGGAAGACGCCTAACTTAGATCAACAAATAAGGAGTGAAATATGTGTGACTGTATCGAAAAGGTAAATAAGTCTATCCGTGAGGAATACGAAGACCCGGAAGCATCGGTCAATGTCGGTTTTTCCCTTGGAGGCAACAAGCTTTCCGTGAAACCTTCCGGCCTCGCAATGACGTATAGGAAGAAGAAACGAAACGGTTCTTTTCAGGAAAATAAAACGACCGTTTGTATTACGCCGGTATTTTGTCCCTTTTGCGGGAAGGAATATTAAAAAAATAATTTTCATACAAAAGGTATGTAATGGACGAAAAACGAGTTTCATGGGATGAGTTTAGGACTAGTATGTTTTCCCTTTTTGATAACTATCACAAGTCCGGATTTCCTGACGAGTTTTGTCTAGCTCTTGTGCGTGACATGCTAAAATCTATTACTGCTGCGAATTACATATACATGTTGTGGAAAAGAGAATTAGTCAGTCAGACAAATCCTTGAATGCAGGCGCCCCGGAAATATCCGGGGCGCTTTTTTGTTTATCTGATTTAGAGTGAATCTCGTCTATGTCCGCTACCATTAATCCATGAATACAAAACAGATGGATCTGTTGCCCCAGAATAATCCCGACTGTCTTCCCATTATTCAGGCATCGGGATGTTTCGCACGAAGCGCCCAGGGAATCGCCGAGATAGCGACTGGACATGCCCTGACGACAAGCCAGATAAATGCTATCTGGCTTTGGGGAAAGGATTACTCGATCTTTGTATCCGGAAAAAAACGCTTGCTTATCGACGGCGAAAACGTCCTGAACTCAAGTGCTGTTCTGGCAAATAAAACACTCGAGATACTTGGGGCGCCGGGGAGATTTATCGAAGTCGGTACGAAGAAGAACGGAATCATCACCTGGTACGATTGGGTGAAGGGAAGCGCGCTTCAGCGTGCCGATGCATTCATTCAGAAAATCGCTCAAAACGGCCCGCAAAAAATACATTTCAGAATCGTGGACAATAACGATCGATTAGTGTGGGACCCGCACAACCCTGCTATTACGTCACAGGGGACCCTTTACACAATCGTTTACTGCTATCAGTCCGATTTCAGGAGGAAAGCTCTATGATTCTTAAAGGCAAGCCTTTGTCGCTTCTTTCAAAACTTCTCGCGGTATTTTTCGTCCTTCTTTGTTTTTGCGTGAACGTCTTCACGTCTTTCAATATCCCGATGGACGATGTCATCAAGGTAGCGCTATTCATGGCGCTGGTATTCTCTCCGGTCGATATTTCCCTCTGGATGGAAACATTCGCCGGAATCCGCGGCAAGCCGGTTTCGCCTGGTGACGATGCCGCGCCCCCGGCGGACGCATCCGAAGCGGCAAAGGCAGCGGCAAATGGCAACGGCTAAACAGAAGCTAGCCCTGATCGGGGCAATTATCGCCTCCTTTATCGCAGGAGCGATCGCAATACTTTTCGGGAAAGGACGAAAATCTGATTTCACCGACGATGATTCGGCAGCGCGCGAGGCTGAAAAAAACATGGAGGAAAAAATTGAAAAGACTGATAGCCGTACTCTTGTGCGCGATAGCCCTGACGCTGACGCTCACCGCGAACGAACCGACGAAATCAAACGAGACTTCCGCGAACGATTACGGTCTCGAATCGGACAGAACATACACCAGTGACGAAGTCGCTCACCTGATCGATATGGCTGTTGATGAAGCCGACAAATCTATCGATCAGGCGTACGCTGATGGATACAAGGCCGGATTGCTCGGGTCTGAACCAAAAAAGGAATACTACAGGGTTCAATCCGACCAGATAAATAAAGAATTGAAAGCTGAACAATCGCGCATAGAAATACCGGGATGGGCGATACCTGCTTCCATTCTGGGAGGTTTTTTTGCTGGCTTTATAACGAATGCGTACGTGAGGTGACCGATGGACGCCCTGACTGTTTTTCTTACCGGCTTAAAGGCCTGGGCGCCGACCGCCGCCACGGTGATTCTCATTCCCCTAATTATTTGGCTTAACAGCCAGATTCAGAAGAACGAAAAAGATAATTGCGCGCGCGATGCGGCGATGAAAACAGAATTCGCCGACCAGATGGAGGGCCTCAAGAAATCGGTAATCGATCAACTTGAAAAATACCAGGATGAAACCAACAAGCGATTCGATGAACATGAAAGACGCATTCGGATTCTTGAGCAGGACGCGGTACGGAAAGAAGAGTTTTTGAGAACTACATCCGGATGGCGAACCGAGATCAACCGTCTGTCTGATTTGATTATGACACAAATGACGGGGATCTCGAACAAAATCATAGACCTATGGCGGGATAAAGGAAAAGGCGAATGAAACATAACATTTTACGCGGCAAGCTCCTCTCTCTCTTAAAAGAGCTGTATCCCGACGGAATGGAAGAAATGGCGATCATCATGATCGAGCACGAATACTATAAGCCAGACGATATCCGCGCATCATTGGCCTATCTCGCCGACAAGAGCTATATCCTCACGAAGCAAACGCCTCACCTATTGAAACCGGGCGAAATGATCGTGGGATACAAGATCGCCCCGTCCGGCATCGACCTCATCGATGGTAATATCCCGGAAGATCCGGGGATTACTCTTTCCCGCGAGGCATGATATGGGACGAAAAGGGAAAGTAGAAGAATTCGGTCTTCAGGAACTCGTTGCCGAAAAATGGGATGGCGGGAAGAAGACCATTGTCTATGTCACCGACGAGGTGAATCAGTGGCTGCAGGAAAATGGATACAAGATAACCATAAGTCGCGAAGGTATTCGGCGCGCGATCAAAACTCATGAAGAGCAGATAGTCGAGGCAAGAAGGGGAATCGAAGGCGCAAAGGCCATGGCGGAGATACTCAAGGATTATCCCGCGACTGAGGCAAGCGAAGCAATGATGATGCAGCTTGCAAGTTTCCTTACAACAAATCTTCGCACAATCGACAGCATCAACTTTGATGATCCTTCAGAGTTAATTCAGGCTGCAAGCAAGGTCGCTGAGACACAACTAAAACTTTCAAATTATCGTACCAAGGCTATCGACGCACTCGAAAAAGCAAAGCGGCGAATCAAGGAAGAACTTCAGAAATCGATTCAATCAGATCCTGAATTACTGGATCGACTGTGCTCGATAGTCGATTCGGCTGAGGTGAAATAATGGCTGAATTGCTTGAAGAGCTTGTCGGAAAATCCGATTCATCGATAGAGAAACGCAAGCGCCTGAACCGGGCAAAGAAAGATTTCGGTTTTTTCTGCCGGACGTATTTGCCGGATTATTTCTTTACCGATCCCGCTGAGTACCAGCAAATACTTTATGATGTCGCCGACACGCAATCCCTTTCAGCCGATACCGCGAAAAAGCTTGAACCGTTCGTCGCAGAGCAATATCGGAAACTACTCCGGCAAACCGAACATCTCGCCGGTGCGATGTTCATCGAGCCGCGCGAGCATGGAAAAACAGTACGATGGTCATTTGCCTATACGCTTTGGTGCGCTTTGACGGGAAAACGAAAATACATCCTTCTTATTGGAGCATCAGCGGATTCCGCAAAAGAAAACCTCATCAACATAAAGCGCGAAATCGAAGAGAACGAAATGATTCTCGACGATTATGGTGACTTGAAAGGTCAGATATGGCGAGACGATCGTATCGAACTGGGTAACGGCGCGTGTGTCCAGGCAAAGGGCTCCGGTGCATCGATGCGCGGAACGCGATTCAAGCAGTATCGACCTGACCTTATCATTCTTGATGATGTTCTCAAAGATGATGCCGTCGAGTCGCCGTCGCAGCGCGACAAGATCTATAGATGGCTGAAAAAAGTTGTTTTTAACCTTGGTAAAACGGCTTTCGTAATCTGGGTAAACACCATTTTCCATAACGACGATCCGATATCCCGGCTTATGCGCGAGGTAGAGGAAGGTACGCTCAAGCGCTGGATAGCCGTTCGCCTTTCATGCATTCGCCCGGACGGGTCCCCGCTTTGGCCGGAATACTGGAGCGCCGAAGCGCTCGAAGAAAAACGGCAACAGCTCGGGTTCGACGTATTCAGCACGGAATACTGCAATGAGCCGTTGAGCGATGAAGAACGAATAATCAAGCCGGAATGGATAGAGCGTAACTGGTACGTGATGAACGAGCGCGCCACTATTGATCGGATGAGAACATTTTGCGGCGTAGACCCCGCGACCGGAAAGCACGATCGCACGGCCATGGAAGCGATCGGCGTTGAGAAAACCGGAACCATCTGGGATCTCGACTGTTGGGGGAAAGCTTGCTCGGAAACAGAAACGTGCAACCAGCTTATTCTGATGCACAAACGGTTTCATTTCGAGCTGATCGGCTGGGAAGAAGTGGCGTTTTCAGGCATCTACGGGAACTACATCATGAAACTCGCCGCGGAGCAAAATATCTATTTGCCAATAAAGAAACTGCAGACAAGAGGGATGTCGAAAGAGTCTCGCGTTCGCTCAATTTCCCCGCTGATCGAAAACGGAATCATCAGAATACGGAAGGAAGGCTCTCGGGACCTTCGCGATGAGTTGACCCAATTCCCGAAGGGCGCGTTCGACGATCGTTGCGATGCGCTTGAATTAGCCGTCAGGGTGATCCCGTCCGGCGGCTCCGCGCCGATCATCGTACCGGTCGGAAACACCGTCAGAACGACCGCTCAATCCATTATTAACCGCGTCAGGAGGTGGTAATCATGAAAAAGAACATTACGAACGAGCAGAAACAGACCCTCACCACGCAAGTCATTACCGATAGCGTACTCGGCTCATTCCTGCAATATATGCCGAATCCCGACGACATCGTGGCCGGTACTTTAACGTCTTACGAGACGTATCGGATGATGAAAACCGACCCGAGAATAAAATCTCTCCTTAACAAGCTGAAGACAACCGCGCTCAATTTTCCGGTCAGAATTACTCAGCCGGAATTGTGCCCGGACGAAGTGTTTGAGTTCGTCTCGAAAAACAAACTTCTGACCCAGAAGCTCTATGCGAAGATGAAAAGAATGCTATCGGCTCTGGATTACGGTTTTTCGGTATCCGAGGTTGTCTGGAATACCGAAAACGGCTTGTGGGTGCCGGACAACATCATCACCAGAAAACCCGACAGATTCTATTTCGATCACGAATGGAATTGCTACTGGAACTCGCTCGGCGGTCGGTCAAAACTCGATCAGAATTATAAATGGCTTTTCTATCATCACGATCCGGACGACGAGAATCCGTACGGCACAAGTGTTCTCCGGTGCGTATACTGGGCCTACATGTTCAAACGGGCCGGGTATGATTTTTGGCTCCAGGCGACCGAGAAATTCTCGGTAAAAACCATTATTGCGCTTTTCCAGTTTGACGGTGATCCGTCGGCTACCCAGGAGCGCGCAAACCTCATCGCTTCGCAACTCCTTTCTATTTCGTCCGGTTCGGCGGCGGCCGTCGGGAACGTGAGCGACATCAAGGAAGTCGGAATGAGCGGCGATCTTATCGACTTCTCTTCCCTGGTCGATGCCTGCGACACGCAGATATCCTACGGACTCACCGGCCAGTCGATCGCCACGTCAAAAACCGAAGGCGGAAGCCTCGCGCTCGGAGAGGTTCAGGCAGATCTCTTTTATGAAGACGCAAAGGGAATCGCCCTTGAAATACAGACCGTTATGCAGAAGATCATCAACTGGATGGTAGAGCTGAATTACGGCGAATCCGTGGTAGCCCCGCAGATAGAGTTCGATGTGAACCGGAGGGCATCCTTTGACCAGGTAATCAAGGCGATCGAAAGCGGCGTCGAGGTCAGTAAAGATGCTCTCTATACCGTCTACGGATTGCCAAAGCCCCGCGACGCGTCGGATTCTTTTTTGAAAACAAGCTCACCCGGAGCACCAAATCAGACAGAAAAAAACCTGTCTGACTCCGGTAAAAAAAAAGTCCTGAAGCAACGAACGGAAATTCGAATCCTGTAGAAGACGAAACGGCCAAGTCAAGAGAAGTTGATTCGCTGGCGGACGCCGGAAAAAAACGGGTAGAAGAACAGCTCGGAAAATCCGTATCAACCTGGATAAATGATCTTTCTCCTGATGGATCACCGCCAAGTAAAGAGGTCCTTTCGCAGCTTCCGTATCCAGAAATCAATGAAGATCTCGTCGTAAATGCAGAGCGGCTTTTCGCGTCTGCATTACTTCTTGGCATGGATCATGCGACGAAGACAATCATGGCCGCAGATGAATCGATCCCGAATATTTCTACATCCCTCGATGAGCTTTTACCGTTCGAAGAGGCCGTTTCCATGCTCAAGGGAAAAGTACCTTTGACGAAAAGGGAATGGTCGGCTCTTGAACCAAAACTGCGATTTCGCGCCTTCACAGTTGCGAGACTCAGCGAAGTTGACTATATAGAAGCAGTTCGCGGTCGTCTTCTTTCGGCCGTAGAAAACGGTGAAGGCTTCGCAAAATCATGGGCTGACATCAAGGCTATCGCGAAAGAAGAAGGAGCATACGAGTGGAAACCGGGCTATTGGGAAACTGTTTATCGGACGAATATTCAGAGTTGCTATGTTTCCGGAAAGCTCATGCAGTACGAGAAAACGAGTCCGCCTGCATATCAGCTATTCATCATTGATGACAATAGAACTACCGCAATTTGCCGAGCGCTTCTCTCTGCGTCCGGATATGGAATTGCCATGCCGGCAAATCATCCTTTCTGGAAAATATACGGATTTCCTCCCTATCATTACGGTTGCCGTGACAGTATTCGCGCGGTAAGAAAATCAGAGATAGGTCGGACCGTTCAGGTAGAAAATCCCAGCATGACCGACCTCCGAAAAACATTTAAACCGATGAAAGGATTTGGCGGTAATCCGATCGAAAAAGAGAGCTGGTGGAAACTCACGGACGGGATGATTCAAAGGGCCGAGAAGTACGGAATAATCGGTGATATCCTGCAGCAGGCTCACGATCTCGGCATGACGAATTATCAGACCGAAATGCTCAATGGCTATTCGCGTATTTCGGAATTCAAGAATGGCGGGTATCTCGAAAAAGCAAAAAATGGCATGTTTTCTCAGCAGGAAATAGCCGACGCAACAGACCTTGCGAAAGACGGTAATCAGATATACCTACTTCCTCAAAACAACATGAAAAGCCCCGATATGCTTATCAATAATGAGATAGGAGAAATGAAAAGGCAAACAGTACCCGAATGGACCAGTATAAAGAACGAGATAACCGAAGCGGGAAGATCGCAACACGCCAGGACGATAATTATTCATGCGCTTCCGGAGATGTCGAAAGAGGATATTGAGAAAGGTATCTACAGAGGCATGTTCAAGAATATGGCCCAAAAGGTAATCTTGAAATGGCAGGACAAAACATGGGTATTCGACCGTAAAACGATCAATAAAGGTGATTTTCTCCGGTAAAAAGAAAAGGCGCTCAAACACCCAAAAGCAGTGGGTGCTTCGCGCCTTTCTTTCTCGCAGGAATAATCCAGCGATCATTATTAAGTATACCTCTTTTCATAGAATCGTCAAGGTAACAAGAATGGTAACAGGATACCAGAAAAAGGGCCATAAAATAGGCATTTACAAGCTGTTTTCCAGGGATATCGATTATCATGAAATAAACCCTGAAAATGGCCACGAATCCTTATTTTATAAAGGTTTTTGGGGATTTTGGGGATTTATCATTGATTGCTATAGATTACAATGTGGCGGCCCCCTTCTTTTCGTTAAATATTATCGAGCGTCGATTCCGAGCCGTGCGCCGCCCTGCGAAGCCGGTCGCGCAATCCCTGCCATTAGGCGCCTTCGGGCGGATCCTCGACGAGAATCGCGAACTCGCCCGCGCGGCCGAGTGA